ATGCGCCAGATCATCTTTGACACTGAAACCACCGGACTGGACCCTGCACAGGGTCATCGCATCGTCGAAATCGGCTGCGTGGAGCTCGTCAACCGGATGGCCACGGGCAACAACCTGCACATCTATCTGAATCCGGACCGCGACAGCGATCCCGAGGCACTCGCGGTGCACGGGCTGACCACCGAGTTCCTGTCGGACAAGCCGCGCTTTTCCGAGGTCGCGGACGAATTCGTCAAGTTCATCCAGGGCGCCGAGCTGATCGCGCACAACGCCGCGTTCGACGTGAAGTTCTTCAACGCCGAGCTTGCCAAGACCGGCCGCGGTCCCATCACCGAGTTCTGCGAGACCGTCACCGACTCGCTGCTGCATGCCCGGTCGCTGTTCCCCGGCAAGCGCAACTCGCTGGACGCGCTGTGCGACCGCTTCGGCATCTCGAACGCGCACCGTACGCTGCACGGCGCATTGCTCGACTCGCAGCTTCTGGCCGAAGTCTGGCTGGCGATGACGCGCGGCCAGGACGCGCTGCTGATCGACGTGGACGACAACGCGGGCACCGGCAGCGATGGCCTGGTGCTGGCCAAGTTCGACGCATCGGGGCTGCCGGTGCTGTACGCCAACGCCGAAGAGCTGGCCGAGCACGAAGCTTACGTGGCTGCGCTGGACAAGAGCGTGGGCGGCGAGAGCATCTGGCGCAAGCTCGATGCGCCTGTGGCGGCATCCGCTTGAAAGTTTTCCCGAGGCGACTTGCGCACGTTTAAAAATTCGTGCTATTATTTCGCCTCTTTCGGGGTGGTTAGCTCAGTGGTAGAGCACTGCCTTCACACGGCAGGGGTCACTGGTTCGAACCCAGTACTACCCACCAAATTTGTGTGAACAATTAGGGGTTTAGCTTCGCGGCTAGACCCCTGATTGTTTTGGTACTCAAAAAGTACTCAAAGTCTGTTCTATGCAACCAGGTTTGGCGGAGAGCTAAATTGGCAGAGTTGGTTACAGATTGCCCGCGCTGCGGCGCGAAGAAAATATCGTTCGACGTGGCACATAGCCACGTTCGGGGAATGGAGTATGGTTGGCAACACTTACTCGAAGCCTACGCAATCTGCCGATCGTGCTCCGCTGGCAGTATTTTTGTGCTCAAGCAAAGCGACATTAATCACGGGGAACTGTTCAAAAGAAACCCCGACCTGGCAAAAATTCCGAACGCGATCACGAAGTTTGTTCAAGTGCTCGGCTTCGTGAGCAAGAAGGACTTTAACGTCGAGCCGCCTCCGCCTCATCTTCCTGAGCTAGTTGATGAAGCGTTCAGAGAAGGCGCCGCATGCAAAGCCATAGGCTGTTCCAATGCTGCTGCGGCGATGTTCCGACTTGCCATTGATCATGCGACCGTTGGGTTTCTACCCCCTGCGGATCAAGAGGGCGGCCCGAATGCGAGAACGAGGCGTGATTTGGGTTTGCGTATGGGGTGGCTTTTCGACAACGGCATGTTGCCGGAGGCCCTTAGAGAGCTTTCGGCTTGCATAAGGGAAGACGGAAACGATGCCGTGCATCGTGGCAACCTGACGCCTGAGGACGCGGCTGATATTGCTGATTTTGCGTACGTTCTATTGGAGCGGTTGTACTCTGAGCCCCAAAAGTTGCGTTTGGCTGCGGAGCGCAGGGCGGCGCGGCGGGTAGTGCAATAGTTGCGGGCTTAGGGAGCGATGCTAACCCTCACAGACGACGAAATCGAGCAGGTCACCCGCAAGAAGCGTCGCCAGGCCCAAGCCAAGGTGCTGACGTCGCTCGGCATCCGCTTTCAGGTCAGGCCAGACGGTACGCTCCTGGTGTTCAGGGCGAGCCTGGGCATTCCGCATCAGGAGTCGCGCCCAGAGCCGAAGATGCATCTCAGGAACGCACATCCTAAGGTGCGACCGCCTCCAGCGCGCAAACGCAAGTAATCCCGTTCCAGCTTTTTTCTACGTGTTTATGGCAAGGCAGTTGAGAGGCCGGTCGGGGAAAGAATGGCCATTTTCGGTGGCCAAGTCCCCCCCATGTTTCCAACTGTGGATGCGGATTGTTAGGGTGGCGTCCGGCCGTGGAAGGGGAAGGTTAAGCAAATGGATAACCTCCCCCCAACCATTCCTGTAGCGCTTGCCCTAGCGCCGCCGATCCGCCGTGGTGCTGCGTGCCAATTGGCGCGAGGCTCGGCTGCTGGGATTTGCTATCTCCCGCTGCATTAAGCCAGGCGTGTCGGATGCGACCACTTGTCGGGCGATCAGGCGCATCTCGTTTTGCCGTGCCTCGACAACTTCGATGTCAACGCCCCGCGTTTCGATGTTCAAGGTCATCCCGCCACCGCTCATTCCGGCAGGAGCGGACTGCCCTCCGACAAATCCGCCCTCTGCATAGCCGTTCAAGCGATCCAGAAACCCTGTGCCCAAGCGCTTAGTTGCGTCTGCATTCAAGACATACTCGCCGCGGTGAACCACGCCGGCCACGTCGTACTTGCCGCCTGGACCGGTGTATCCTCCGTCAGCAAGAAACATCAAGCCAGCGCCTGCGCTTGCAACGTTAGCTGCAGTAGCTGAGCCGATGCCCCCGCCCAAGCTGCCAGTGAAGCCGCTGAAAAGCGCCCCGACGATTCCTCCGAGCCCGCCACCAGAATCAAAGTCTCCAAAGAGCTTCTTCGCCAACTGAGCAGCCATTGCGTCGGCAGCCATCTTCTGCAGCATCTGAAAAAAGGCTTGGTCGATGTTTTTGAAGTTGCCCTGCATGATCTGGTACAGGCCGTCGCCAAGCGAGTTCTGAATTCCTCGGGCGGCTTCCTTGGCGAACTCGCCCATTTCGCCCGTGTCCTTTTCAAAGTTCTGATTCAGCCGCTCGACTGCATCCGAGAACTCCGAAGAGTTGATTGCACCCTGCGCCAGGGCGTCGGACAACAGGGTTAATTGCGCTACGTACTGATCCCCCGCGGCCTTCTCCGGGTATAGATCGTTCATAAGCATGGCCAGTTCCTCGGCGCGCTCCTTGTACGCCTCGAAGGCTTCGGCCTGATCATTCATCAGGTCTAAGGTCTGCGCCGACGCCAGCGCCTCTTCTTGTTGGGCCTGAGTACGGAACTGCGCCGATCCGATGCTGATCTGAGCAAGCAGCTTTTCGTACTCGGTCTCCTTGCCGAACAAGGCTATGCGCTCGTTCATCTGGTCGATGAGCTTCTGACCTTCGTCTGTCCTTTCCTTGGTGGCCTTGGATGGGGCCGAGCCGTTGCCAGCGGAGACCCGGATAGGGTCCATCATCGGCGTTGCGGCAGAGTGTGCGGACATGCGCTGGATGAGCGCCAGGTACTCGTTTGCGGCCTTGATCTGGTCTTTGATGGGGGCTTCTGCCACCGCGCGTTGGCTGTCGGACAGCAGGCTACCCATTCCGCTGCGGAAGTTCGCCAAGTTCTGCTCCGCCTCCGCGGCCATCTTGATAGCGTTGGCCAGCTCCGTAGTCGGGTCCTTGTCGCCAAAAACCTCATAGTAGGCTGCCGCCTTCATGGCGCTAAGCCAGCTATCCGTGGCCGACTTCGCCTTCAGCACGTGGTCCGTGTAGGTGTTCAGGGCTGAAATTGCGCCGGACGAGATTTCGAAGAATGCGCCCTTTGCAACCTGGCCCATGGATTGAAGGGTCCGGTTGAACTCGGCTGCCGTGGCGACGGCATCCTCTTCCAGAATGATGCCCAAGCTCTTGGCTTGGTTTGCCATCGCCTGCAGGCCAGAGGCGTTGTTGCGCAGGAGGGGCGTAAGCTTCGCACTGTCGGACGCCAGCGCCTCCATGTAGAAGGTCATCTCTGCTTGGTTGAGATTGGCCTTCTCCAGTGACTGGAAGTACAGCTCCAGTGCCTCCGGGCCGGACAGCTTGCGGAACTCCTCAGCGGTGACTCCGACCTGCGGGGCGATGTTCTCGAAGAAGTCTTTGAGCGGCCCGCCGCCAGTTTGCAAAAACTCGCCCAGCTTGTCATGAGTGTCCTTCAGAATGTCGGCAAGCTTGTCCTGCTCGATGCCCACCGACTTAGCGCCATAGGCCCATTCCTGAAACACAGTAGTCGACGAGGCGGACAAGGCAGCCATGCGCTCCAACTCGGCGCCGGTTTCAGCAGCCTTCACCGCCATAGCTGAGAACGCCGCCACGCCAGTCCCTACAGCCGCACCAATGCCCACCCCCCATTTTTTGATGGTGGCATCCATCTCCTTCATTCGCTTCTCTGCGCGCTTTGTGTCCGTCTCGAAGCTCGACGTTTTCATCAGCAAATCAATCGTTATGCTCCCCGCGGTAGCCATAGCATCCCCTTAGTGAATAGTTGGGCTGGTGGCGACGGTCGCCCGGACGTCGATGGAGTCCTTCGAATTTGCAGCCAATCTGCGCGCCGCGACGATGATGCCCGGCAGCCACGTGGACTTGGCGTCGTCATAGGACTGTTGGAAGCTCGACCGATAGACCGCCTTTACAGATTCAGGCTGTCCGTCAAGCTGTGCCAAGCTCTTGGCCAATTCATCATTCATTAGCTCATCGAATGCGGCGACGGCGAGATTCACGAGAGCTTCTTCGGTGGGCTGGCCGCCGGCGGCGTGCAGTTGGGCGACCATATCCAGAATCTTTTTCTCGATCTTCGTCATTCCACCTTCTCCAGCACGTGGGTCAGTGCAAGTTCGTGCATTGCGACACCCTCCGTTCAATCATTGCGCTCGCAATCGGTCCCATGCTGACGCGAGCAGAGAAGCCGTCAGGCCAGGTGAAGAGAATCAAGTGCTCATCGCCGTCATAGCCTCCAAAGCTCATCCCGGCGTCATGTACCGGACGCCCGATCTTGCGAAGCTCGGCGTTTATATGATCAACAGGAAGTTTCGTTGCCTGTTTGCCTTCATTCATGGGTTACTCCTAGTTGGCGTTCAAGCGCGTTGAGGTTCTTTTCCAGCGCCGCGATTCGCCGCGCTAGTGGGGCGGTGGCGCCTACGATCGCTTCGCCGACAGCTTTGCCAAACATCTCGGCATCGAAGCCAACATGGCCAATCTCTCGGCGCTGGACGGGCTTAGGGGTAGGCGCTGGGACTTCCTTTGCAGTGACGGCAATGCACTTGGCGACGGAGATCCGCGCATCGGGATTGCAAGGCACGGAAACCACACTCAGCTCGTGCCATTCCCACTTGTCAAAGCGCAGGCCACCGGTAGGCAGCGCCGAATGCTTGAGAGCCTGAAAGCCGATAGAGACAGCAGTAAGCGCGCCGTCCTGCAGCAGCTTCCACACCTCCTCGGCGCGGGCCACGCCCTCTGTCAGCTTGGCGCGGATGCGAATGCCCGCCTTGGTAACTTCGGCGCGCACGACGGAACCGATTGGCTCGTCATGCTTGTGGGCGAACAGCAGGGGGAGAGGCAAGGCGAAAGTAGCCCCTTCTGGCACGACGATATCGCCCACACGGTCTTCCCGGCCGGTCGTGGCCCACCCCTCGATCCAGCGGCCGTCCTCACGCTCTAGCGCCTTTACGGCCAAGAAGGTTTGATGGTTCGTCGTCATGTCAGCTCCCGCTTTCGACAACTACGACCTCGGCGCCTTGGGCGATATCCCAGCTACGCTCGATCAGCAGGCCCAAGCAGTTGGTTTGCCAGAGGCTGACCATCTGCGCGGGCGATTGCGGCGTGTCGCGCATGTCGAGGGAGGCATGCTCAGCGGTGCGCACCCGAACGCCATCATCCAGCATGACGATGCGCGAAGCCGGGATGATCTGCATATCCGTTGCATCGTCGATTGCGACAACCTCAACCCCGGGGACGAACGTGCCGCCGCGTACACTCATGCCGCCTCGGTTCTCCACTCGGGTTGCGAGGTCGCGAACGTCAGCAGCAGGAGCCGCTACCACGTAGCCATAGGAAGGCTCGGCAGCGCGCAGGCCGGCCCGCAGGTCGGTCAGCACGTCCCCTGTCCCCTGCACGGTGGCGGTGTTGGAGTTGATTAGCGCGGCCAGGACGGCTTTATTGGTGGCGCGGGCTACCGTCTGCTCAAGCTCAACCTCAAACAGGCGGCGCAGCTCAGGGCCGCCCACCAGGGCCAACTCCTTTGTCATGACGATGATGGCCGCAGACTTGCTGTATTCCGCGTCCGCAGTAGTGCCGGTCAGGTTCTTGACGGGTTTGGGATCACCCTCAGCCACCAGATCGCCCACGGCGTCCGACGCGATCATGATCCGCGGCAGGTTGCGCGGCAGCACGCGAGCATATTTCTTGATCTGGTCCAGGATCGATTGCTCGGCGATGGTGGCAAGGTAGGCGCTTGCCATGTGAGAAATATTCCCATCACCCCACAGCTCTGACCATATCTGCGTCGATTCGGCTACCGCCTTGCGCACCACCGGGTTGCCATGCCGCTTGAGCGCCGCCAGCAGATTGTTTGCGTTGTCGTACTGAATCGTCATCAGTGCGAGGTCAACAAAAGCCTTCGCCTGCTGGTGCTGATTGCGGCCAACAGCCGAATCGGCCATCGTGTCTAGTGCGGTGCGGGCACGGTTCAGCGCCGCGTATTCAAGGGCATCCATCGCTTTCATTCCATGTGATTGAGGATGACCCATGATGGCAAATTCCTTATAAATCAATCATTCCCGTGCGATTTTCCGTAGGCGCTCAATCTGTTCTGGAAACGGTTGGCCGACGTCGGGGATGGCTGGATGCTTGGCGCGCAAGTAGTCCAATACGCTGGAGGTGACGACATACCAGCTAGCGGCCATGACCCCAGCCAATCGCCGCTTGTCCGTGCCCTCTGTTTGCCTCCATGCTTCCTCACTGGCGCGGGCCAGCACGTCGGGCAGCGCCGAGGCGATTTCAAGGAGCAGGGCGTCAGGCTGGCTAGATTCCCGCCACTGGCGCACGGCTTCAACGTCCACCATGCAGGCATGGCCGCGCCCTCTGTGTCCACGCAGGACCACAGGACAGCCTTCACGAACCCAGCGGCGCAGTGTGCCTATTGGGATGCCAAGGTGGTGCGCAGCTTCGGGTAGGGTCAGCATGTGGAACCCCCAAGAAACCCAGTTGGTTTCGGTTGGGTTTTCTGTGCATAAGCGGACCCTTTTTTCTGGACGTTTATGGAAAGCGGGTTGAGAGGCCGGTCGGGGAAAATCAAGGCTCTCCAGGCGGTCAGCACCCCCCCGGAGGTCATTGGCCAGGGTCGTCCCGTGAATTGTGGATGCGGAAAGTTTTGGGAGCGTCCGGCCGTGGAAAGCGTGCCGGTTTCCCGTGATCCCAGCCCCCCCACGTTGGACGGCGCGTGCACGATTCGTGCTGTCCGCGTCCTCATCCCGTGAGCCTTCACTGAGGGCTCAGTGATAAGGCACGACCAAGGCAGTGCCTGCACACCACCAAGGTCGAGCGTGACATCGCGTGACGTCACCGTGACACATGCGTGACGCAACGCTTCTGCAACGTTGCTAGTCCGAGATCCGTTCACCTGTCCCGAATCAGGACTAGCGGTCGAGGCGTTCCCTGGCGTTTCATGGCGTTCCAGGTATCCAGCCATAAGGGATACGGACACGTACCGATCCACAAGAAGGCGGCACAGATGGCTACTTCTATACCTTCCCCTGATTCGGGGGTGATTAAAGATTGAGCAGTCCTCTATGAGAAACGCCCCTGATTCAGGGGTGATGAGCGTCCAATCCTTCATGCCATCACCCCTGATTCGGGACCGATTGCCCCAGGGAGCGCATTTCTATCGCCCCTGATTCGGGGGTGATGAAATTGTTTTGCTCGCCCTTGGTTCGGGTCGATTGTTCCGGACTCGATGGTCTGGAAGTTGTTCAGCGGCCAGTCACGCGGCACCAGATCCATGGACCTGTCATAGTCCAACTGGAACCACGTGACGCCCACCCATTCCGACGTGTTGGGCGGTCGACCACGACGCGTGATGAGAATGAACGGGGCCTGTAGCAACGCCGCTTTGGCTCGCTCCAGCTTGGACTTACTGGTCCAGCCATAGCGCTGCAATGCCACATACGATGTGCACAGACGCCCGTTGTTCTTGCCGCTGAACTGCATGAGCAGGTCGATCAGCAAGGAGCGCGCAGAATCCGGCAATGCCCGGTACTCAGCGCTTTCCAGCACCGGCACAGGAATAGCTACGAACCGGAACTGCAGCGCGCCCTTGCGGTGATCGCGTTTAGCCATTGGCCCTCCGATTCCATGCCGCTGCAGCTTCGCCAGCACCCATCAATGCCCACGTGGTACCGCCGCATTCATAGGCTTCACAGCGCACCTTGAACCACATGTAGGCTCCGGGCATGGGCTTTAGCTGGGCTTTGCCGCCGCAGTAGGGGCAGGGTTTGAGCTGGGCCTGAAGGCCGTTGAGTTTCTGGGCCTTCATTGCTTCGTCTCCTCGTCCGGTGCGTTCGACACCAGCTCGAGCATGTCGATCACCACCATGAACGCTGCGTTGGTGTAGGACAGGGCATACCAGTAATCAGCGTTCTCCCGGCTGTAGGAACCCTTGGCGAGTGCAATGAGGCTGGCCATCTTGCCAAGGTCGAAACTGAAGGCGCCCACGGTCGGGTACTTCCTGGCGCGCTGGTTCCGAAGCATTTCGGCCACCACCATGACGCTGTAACCGACGTCAAGGTCACGGCTATTGCGGCTTTCGTTCCAGCCCTCGGCGCGCTCTCGGATCCTCAACAAGTGCTCTACGTTCTGGTCCAAGAGGTCCAGAGCGAGTACGCGCACGTGTTCGAAGCTGGGCGTGGTGACGGGTTTGGGATTAGCCATGGCGCGCCCCCGAGAAAGCCTCGGCCAGGGCCTTAGCAAAGCCTTGATCGAACGCCAGGGAAGCCTGGGCAGCGTCGGAGTCGTCTGCCTCCAAGCCGCGGACGAATGCCCCGCGCTCCGTGTCGCGGTAGTCGCCCATGGTTTTGCGGATCTGGGCAAACCAAGCCCGGCCAGCCGCTAGACCGGCCGCGCAACCCGTTGTATGATTTCCTTCGTGCCCTGCGTCCAAGCAAGCACTTTCTCCAGCCCCGTTAAGCGCGCCAACGCTTGCGGGGCTTAGTTTTTGGTTTTTCATCTCAGTCTCCTTTGCGGGTACGGACGCCTCGAGGGCGAGATTCAAGCCACGCCAAAACTTCAGCGCGCTTCCAGGCCACACGACGCAATCCGAGCTGGTAGGGCTGCGGGAACCCGTCTTTGCTCATGGCGGCGTAGAGCTGGGTGACGCTCATGCTGGTCATCGCGATAACGACCGGTCGGGGGTCAAAAATGACCTCAGCCGGCAGGACTTGCGGGGGGGCTTCAACTTCAGGAAAGGCCAGTTCCATCTAGGACTCCTTTGGGGTTAAATACGCTTCCTGTGTTTTTGAACACTAAACGTACGATACCTACATTCCATAGGCTGTGCAACAATGAAAAAAGGAGCCCGAACAATGTCAGAGAAATCCAACAAAGGCGGTAGACCTTCCCGCGCACCGGGAGAGGTCATGACGCGCCTGTCTGTGATGATGCGACCCAGGTACCGGGAAGCTCTGGAGCTAATCGCTCGAGACAGAGGGACGTCCCTGAGCCAAGCGTTGGAATACCTGATTGCTGTCGGGGCGAGGAGTTACCGCATCGACGGGAAGACCGTAATGGACTTGGTAATCCCCGTAAGCCCGGGTGAAGAGCCTCGCGCAGAGTGGCCTGATGTTCCGGATGCCCTGAAGGAAATGACGTTCTTGGAATTTCAGACTTTGCAGTCGGCCTCTGAGATCGATCCCCGAGAGGTGGAGCAGCGCGCAGCAAAGTCACCTGCGATGAAGATCCTCAGGATGCCGGAATCGTTGCGACGTCCTGAGGAATCTTATTTTGTGGAGGCTTATGACTCGTTGGGAGAAGGAGTTAAGAGGGCCTTCGCAGTCGATATCGGCGCCCTAGACGCGTTCCAGCAAGCATGTTTGGCGGCGTTTCAGGCAGGGTTCTCGTTGGACGAACTAAAGAAGGTTCTTTTGTCCAAGGCTAAAGCCTCAAAGAGCTAGTTGCTCCAGCGCCGTGGCGGCGATGGTCTGCCGTAGCTGCCCGTAGTGCTTTTCGATCATGGCCACGCTGGTGCCGCTTACCTGAGCCACAGTCAGCAGATCCAAGCCGCCCACCACCAGGTCAGTAATCACTGAATGCCTGAGGCTGTAGGCCGTCGTCTCCGGCGGCAGGCCAGCCGCGGCTACCGCGTCCTTGATCGGGTGCTTCCAGGCGTCTTTATTCCACCTAACCCCATCCACACGGGTAAGCAATGGCGCACCGGGAACTTTCCCATGTGCGTGCTTTGCCAGGTAATCGGCCGTCGCTCCCATGACGCGAAGCCTTCTGTCCTTGCCAGCCTTGTCCTGGCCGATGCGCAGCGATTTCAGCCGATCGTCATAATCCCCGGCGTTCAGGCTGGCCAGCGCGCCAGGGCGAAGCGGAAGCATGGAAAGACCGCGCAGCAGTTCGCCCACATCCGGCGCGGCGTGTTCGATGAAGGCCCGGCGCTGGTCCCGGTCTAGATACAGCTCGCGTCGACGTGTGGCACCCTTGATCGGCTTTAGCGCTTCCCGCCATGCAAAGTCGGTCGTTACCTTGCCCTCAGCGAAGGCCAAATTCAGAGCGGCACGCAAGGCCGTCAGATCGCGGTTAACCGTGTCTGGAGCGCGTTTCCGTTCGTTGCCCTTCACCACCACAGGGGCGGCCATCAATCGCGTTCTGTAGGCCTTCACATGGTCCCTGGTGAGCTTTGCCAGTTCCACGTCGGCCAGCGGCGTGGCGTCCACCCATCGTTTGAATCTCCCGGCTATATCGTCGGCAGGTTTGTCGCCCTTCTCGCGGCGCACGTGGGTCACATAGTCGGCGCAGACCTCCTTGACGGTATCCCGGCCGGTAGTGCCACCCTTGTCCAGGTGAGCAAACCAAGCGCGGGCTTGCTCAGTGGCGCGGTCAAATCGTTCAAATGCGGGGTACTCGTCCAGCGCGCCAAGGGATTGCGAAGGTTGCTTATCGCCGTCCCGGTAGCGAGCCAGCCAAGTGCCCACGCTGTCCGCCGTCATCTTGCGGAAGCCGACATAGCAGCCAGTGGATATCTTGTGCCAGTAGGGTGCTCGGCGAGGCTTGAGGCGGTCGCGGGCAGATACGGAGTCGATCTTGGTAGCCAT